GTTCAGAGGCTATCATGCCGCTTAGCCGTGGATCTGACGGCAGTCTTGGTGTGCGCGCCGACGGCATGGGCGGGAGTGGGGGCGGGAATACCGTACAAATCACTTATGCGCCCGTCATAGATGCGCGCGGCGCGGATCAGGCAGCGGTATCCCGACTGCAGGCCCAGCTTGAAGCGCAGGCGGCAAATCTGGAAGCCAACGTGAGGAATATTATCAGAAATGGCGGGAACCGCCGGACAATCAGTTCGCTAGGTAGCCGCTGATGCCCCTGACATTTCCCCGCAACATGACCGGCCTTGCAAGATGGACAGAGCCATCATTCGAGCTGATGTATCGTCAAGAGTTGGCGCGCGACGCAGGTGGACCAACGCAGGCAAAGGATCTTGGTCCGGCACTATGGCGCGCATCGTTCACATCGGTCCCTTTGCGTCTTTCGAACGCAGACGCAGTGATTGCAGATTTCCGCAGCCTGCGGGGCAGTGTGCGCAGCTTTCTCTTGCATCCGCCCACGCGGCCCCGCCCGGCCGCATCCGGCGATTTGTCCGGCTCGACAGTGACCGTCCATTCTGTGCGCAATGACGCGAGCGCCATACGGCTCTCCGGTCTTCCATCGCTTTTTGTCATGACTGCTGGAGATTACGTCTCGATCGAAACAGGGTCAGGCGGGATAGAGTTTCTGCAGCTGGTACGGGGTGGCGAGGCGAGCATCGGTGGTTTGTCTCCAGAGTTGGAAGTGGTGCCGTTTGTCCGGCCTGCTGTCGATGTGGGAAACGCTGTCAAATTGGTCGAACCTGTTGCAGAATTTATCCTACAGCCCGGCGCGCTCGATGATCCTTTTGTTGGCCTAACGCACCGGCAGATCAGCTTCACCGCCACGCAGGTGATCCGATGAGGGCGCTAGACCCTGTTTTGCAGGATGCACTGGAGGCGGGCACGCTGGTCCCTCGGGATTTTCTGTGGTTGACGGTGCGGGATAGGGCGACATCTTTGCCTTTTGAATATGGGGTGTGGTCGGATCTGGGCAGCGTCACTGCGCCTGTTCTGCATCCGGTTACTGGCCAGCAGGTCAATCGGCTTTACCGCGGGGTCGGAGCACTGATCGAAGTGTCTCCTGTTGCGCTCGTGTCTGGACTCACTGTGCAAACATTCACGATCACGATAAATCATCTTGAGCCTGATGTTCTTCTGCTGATGCAAAACTACGATTTGCGCCGGGCCCCAGTCGAGCTGCACCGGGGGTTTCTAGATCCGGTGTCCATGCGGCTGGCCGCGCCCGCGGTGCCCCGGGTTTCAGGGTTTGTGGATGAAGGACCGATCTCGACCCCGGCAGAGGGCGCTGCAGGCAGCATCGAGCTGGTCTGTGCCAGTCACACGCAGGACCTTACGCGCAGCAGCTCGGCAAAGCGATCTGATGCCGATCAGCGTAGACGTTCCGCGTCAGATGGATTTCTCCGACACGCCGCCACTGTTGGGCAGTGGACCATTACCTGGGGCCAAGCTGAGGAATGATCCGCCCTGCCACGGTAGATGACATTGCGGCCATTGTGGGGATGGTCTGGGCTTATCAGCGCGAGGTGCGCCCGGATTTGAAAATGCATGCAGGGTGCACCGCCTCCAGCGTGCGGAGAATAATCCAACAGCCGCAGGGCTGCGCAATTGTTGCAGATGATGGACCCCCGCGCGGTGTTCTCCTGGCGCAGATGGCTAACTCGCTGTGGTGGCCTGACCCAAGTGCTCAGGTGGTGCTGTGGTGGGTTGCGCCGGAGCTGCGCGGATCGCGCGCCGCATCTGCGATGATGGATTCGTTTGAGGGTTGGGCTGTGAGCTTAGGTGCCGCGCGCATCGGGGCGAACTTCACCGGCAAAAGTGCGCGCAAATACTTTGAGCGGCGCGGCTACCGCTACGCCGACACCAGCATGATGAAAGATCTTACCTGATGGCAATTTTTTCAGCAGCTGTTGCCGCCATAGGGGCCGTTACTACCTGGTTCGGTACGTTGTCTGTTGTGGCGCAGATCGGGGTTCGTTTCGCTGCAGGTTTCGCGTTCAACGCGCTGTCGAAGGCATTGGCCGGGAAGCCGGACGCGCCCCGAGAGCCGGGAATTGTAGGTGAGCTTCAGCAGGGCGCTGACTTGCCGCGCTCTTTCCTGATGGGTTTTCGAGCGACAGCAGGATCTCTGGCCTACCATAACCAATGGGGCGGCGCAGAAAATGAGTTCTACACGCGCATCACAGTCCTCTCCGATCTGCCAATCGCGGATCTGGTGGAGGTCTGGATCGAGGGAAAGCTATATCAGCTTGACAAGGCTAATCCGCATCCGGATTACGGATGGCCTATCATCGGCATGTCCGAAACCATCACGACAACGCAGAGAGTTGCGGATGGTTTTGTCGAAGGTGGCCGAGCAGGGGGTCAGCCGCGGTTTAGGCTGGTCGATACCGAGTCCGAGGAGCCCTACGGATGGGTCAAGTTCTATGATGGCAACCAGACCGTCGCCGACAGCTTTGTCACATCTCAGGTGGCCACCGAAGAGCGACCCTGGAGCGCAAGCGAGGTCGGTTTCGGTATCGCCTATGCCGTCAGTACCTTCAAGATAAACCGCACGCTGTTCCAGGGCCTGCCTCAGATCCTGTTTGTCTGCAACGGCATCCCATTGCTGGACCGCTCAACCGGGCTGACCACACATTCCAACAACCCGATCGTCCAGGCCGATGCGTTGTTGTCTGGATTGAGCTACGGTGGTCAGTGGTTCTACGGTCCGCAAACCGGCACGCGGTTAAACGTTTCCGAGATCTCTGCCGAGATTGCAAAGTGCAATGCGCCGGTGCCCGGAGCATCGGCGATGACTACCGCAGAGCGCGTCGAGGCCTTTGGCAGTGCCACGATCCCTGCGCGCTACCGTTCCAGTATGGAGGTCAGGCTCGACAGGCCTGTTGCGGATGTCCTGGAAGACATCATCAGCGCCTGCAACGGGCGGATCTCCGAAGTCGGCACCCGCTACCGCGTGCAGGTGGGTGACCCCGAAATTGCAGTGCTGTCGATCACTGATGCCAATTTCAGGTCGACGCAGGGTCAAAGCTTTGCGCCGTTTTTCCCATTGGCGGAGACGGTAAACGCGATCACTGCAACCTATCCGGCTCCTGCCGAAGGCTGGCAGTCACAGGATGCACCGCCGCTTTACCGCCCCGATCTTGAGGTGGATGACGGAAACCGGCGTCTGCCGACGGGCGTTCAGCTCGATGCCGTGCCCTATCCTGAGCAGGTGCAACGGCTGATGACCTCCGCGCTGGCAGAGGCGCGCCGCGCCCGGCGGCACTCGGGCGTGCTGCCTGCGCGTCTGTGGCGGTTGGAACCTGGGGATTTCATCGAGTGGAGTTCTGCACGGCACGGCTACAGCGCCAAGCTCTGGCGCGTAGACGGGCTTTCGGATTTGAAAAACGGTGATCTGGCCGTTGATCTGACCGAGGTTGATCCTGACGATTATGACCGCGATGCTAAATCCGAATTTCGTCCAGTTATTGCGGGATCTCTTTCGGGTGTTGCGGCAAAGCCGGTCGAGCTTTTGGATTGGGGTGTCGAGGGTGTCAGCGTAGGGGTCGATGACATGCTGCGTCCGGCATTGCAGCTCAGTTGGAGGCCGCAAAGCAATGATCAGTTTACGGGCATCTCTTATCAAGTGCGCCTTACGGCAGACCAGCGGATCATCAGCAGCGGTCTGATCGCGGAAACAGGAGTGGGCTTTGACCTCATCTCGGGCGCATTGCTGCCCGGAGTGGCCTATGAGGCGCGCGGGCGGATCAACACCCCACAGCGGTCGATCTGGACTGCATGGATCGGCGCGACAACTCCCGACATCCGTCTCGATCTGGCAGACCTTGATGCGCTGCTGTCTGAGAAGATTGTTGATACCGCAGAGCGGATTGAGCAAGTTGAGACTTTTGCGCTGCAAACGCAAAACACGGTTGAGGCCGATGCGCGGGCGCGAGTGCCCGCAGATCGGATCGTAGAGGAAGCCCTTGAGCAGATCGGGGCGCGTGTTACTTCGCTGATGTTGCGGGTGAATGACACGCGCAGCCGCATCGCGCGGGCGGGTATATATGTGGACGAGGCCGATGGCAGCGTGCGGATCGAGGGCGTCAAAAGCATTGAGGGCGCGCTGTTTGAGACGCAGATTGCGATTAACGAGATTGCGGGACAGATCAGTCTTACGGCAACGCAGGAGTTCGTGCGCTCGGAGGTAGCAGGCGCAATCCTTGATCCGTCTCAGATTCCGCTTTTGGACGACATCGTTACGCAGCTGAACACCGTGCAGCTCGATCTTGCCGCTGCAAATGCTGCGATCACGGCCAAAGCGGATGTGCTGACCGTTGCGGCGCAGGAGGTGCGCCTGACGGGCGCTGAGCTTACGATCGACGGCTTGCAGGCTGCGATAGATCTCAAGGCAAGTGCAACCGAGGTCAATGAAGTGGCTGCCCGTGTGACTACCGCAGAGGCGGAGCTGTCCGCTCTTGATGGTGGGTCGATAGTGCTTGCGACCCGCGATGTGCGCCGCCTGGTCGACGAGGGTGAGGCGCTGGCCATTGCGGACCTCAGCGGCCTGTTGCGCACCCATGAAGAAGGCAAGGCGCGGCGCGCCGATCTGGCATCCGCTACCCTCTCTTTGGAAGCCAAAGTGAGTGAGGGGCGCGAGGCACAGGCGGATCTTGAGATCGAGCTGGCGGCAGCGATCGAGGCAAGCGAAGCGCTCGTGTTGACCGAGCAAAACGCGCGGGCGGATGCGCTTTCGGCAGAGGCCAGCGCCCGTCAGGCGGTTACAGCCCGAGTGAGCAATCTGGAGACGGGTGCTGCGGTCACCTCGGCGTCCGTCTCTGCTCTTGCCACGGCGACCTCGAATGCTGACAGCGCGCTGGCGCAAAGTGTGAGCACGCTGCAGGCGCAGGCAGGCGATCTGGAGGCGGATGTATCTGCGACAGCCGCAGCATTGAGCAATCTCGAAACCACCTCGGCTGATGCAGATCAAGCGTTGTCCCAGCGGACGGGCACGCTGGAGGCTACAGTAAACAATGGCGCGACGGGGCTGGCCGCAACGCGCGCGGATGTCGAGACCGCTGAGACGGCGCGCGCCGACGGGGATGCGGCACTGGCGCAGCGCGCAACCAATTTAGAGGCGACGGTCAATAACGGCAACACGGGCTTGGCCGCTACGCGCGGCCTAATTAAAAGTGTCGAGTCCACGCGGGTTACTGCGGATGGTGCGGTTGCGGCTGTGGAGCAGCAGATCAGCGCGAGCTATGGCAGCCTCGATGCGATGGCCAGTGCGACATCTGTGGCGTCGGCAGGCGTTGATGGACTGCTGGCGGGCTACCTGTGGCGCGCCCGCGCAGGCGGGGTGACGGGCGAAGTCGAGCTGGTCAGCAATGGTGTGGCGGCAGTTTTCTCGGTGCGGGCAGATCGTTTCAAGTTTGTCGGCGATTTGGCTCAGTTCTTTAGCGATGTGGAGATCACAGGAAACCTTATTGTCAACGGTGCGACATCGCGGACAGGCTTTACAGCCGACTGGACTACTCAGAGTTTAACTTCCACGACATTTACCCCGATCACAGACGAGGTCGTCGTTGATTTTGAAAATTACGTCAGCGCCTCCGGCGCGGCGATGGCAAACAATCCGGTGTGCGTGACCTTTTCGATGGAAATCATACCCCAGCAGGCTGTCGCGGGTGTTATTCAAATCGGCCTGTTGGGCTGGAACCCTTCCTCTGGAAGTTTCACGACGCGAAATTTCTCTTTCAACCTGGCTCGAAATTTTCAGTGGCCAGCCGGAAGTGACAACCGACGCCAGACGTTCACAGCGATGTTGCTCGATCCTAGCACATCAAATGCTGAGGGCAGCATACCAAGCACAACGCGGTTCAAGCTCGCTGCGAGAATAATTTCAGGCGGCACCACAGAGGTGCAGATCAAAGACCTGTCTGTAAAAATGGAGCAGCTGAACAGATGAGCCGCATATATTCACTAAAATCAGGAGATTTTATATGAGCTGGTATAGAGTGGGCACCGTTACGGTGACCAATGGCAGCACCACAGTGACTGGGGTGGGCACTGACTTTGTCGGCGCTGTGGCGGCTGGTCATGGGTTTGTTGGGCCGGATGGGCGGACCTACGAAGTGGGCGCAGTTGTCAGCGCTTCGCAGCTTACCCTTGCCACGTCTTATTTGGGCAGCACGCAGGCTTCTGCGTCTTACGGGATCTACCCGACATACGCCCAATTGCTGCAATTCCAGCAGCGCCTGGACGCGCTCCTGACGGACTATGAGAGCATTGCCACGGGTGCCGGGATTGGTCGGTTTCAGAATGGCACGGCAGCTCTTCCCGGCATGACGTTCGAGGGCGACCTAGACAACGGGCTCTATCTAAGTGGTGCAAATCAGATCGGCGTTTCAACCGGTGCCGTGCGGCGCTTGCTGCTTTCTACAAGCGCTATGCAGGTTGACGTGCCGATAACGGGCAGCGCCGTGCAATCCAGCATTTTTGATACAACATCTGGCAAGCTGATGGCCGTGGGTGCTGGCGGTCTTCTTCTTTCAAGCGACACTTTAAACACCAATGAGGACATAGACACTATCGATCCTGTTTCGAGATTTATGAGCTGGTCTACAAATAGCGGCGGCCACCCTGTGAACGGCCCCGATGACAACGGGTCGGCGGGCATTCAGATATCTGCCAGTTCGACGCGTTTGATGCAGATGCTTACTCAGCTTCAAGGCTCAAGCGGCAATCCGATTGTATCTGTGCGGGTCAAAGACACAACTTTCGGTCCGTGGGCCAGGCTGTTCCACACCCGCAACATTCTGAACAATGTCTCGCAGGCGTCTGGTATTCCGACAGGTGGGCTAATTGAGAGAGGTGATAACGCGAATGGAGAGTATGTTCGTTTCGCTGACGGCACACAGATTTGCACGAGAATTGTTGTTCATGACAATACGTCTACGGAACCCGTCGACTACAGCTTTCCGGCGGCGTTTGTCGGCTCTAACCCGTCAGCGTCTATTTCGCTTAGCGATAGTGTGTTTAATACGAGAGTGACCGACTTCCTGAATACTGCCGTCGCAGCAGCAAATTCGGTTTGGCGTGTGCGCGCAGATGTCGTCGGGTTCCATAGTAATACAAGTTACATTTTGACTGCAATCGGTCGATGGTTCTAAGGGGGCAATCATGCAGATTACACTTTCACCGACGCGCGGCGATGCACCGCGCACACTGAACCGAAGCGGCGATATCATTACTGTAGATGGCGAGCCGTTTGACTTCAGCCAGATCGCAGAAGGCGACACACTTCCGCGCGAGGCTGTCACCGGTAACTGGCTGGCCTCCGACGTGACGCGGACCAGTGGCGTTCTGCACTTCAGGGTGGTCTTTCCCCACGGTGGAGGCGCGCCCACCGAGACCCGCTTTCCATCGCCAATCACGGTCACCGAAAACGGGCCCATCACCCTTCCCCCATATGACACACCGGAGGCCGCACCATGACGATCGACTGGAGCCAAAAGATGACGGCGCAGGAGCGGGCGGCGTCCGAGCTTGCGTCAAAGCGCAAGGTCTCTCTCACACGTCGGGCGTTCTGCCTCGGCCTCGCCACGTCGGGTATTCTCACGCAAGCGGATGCAATTCAGGTGGCGAAGGGGGAATGGCCCCCTACGATGACGTCTTTCCTCACCCTGCTCACTGCCGAGCAGGCCGCTGATGCTCAGATCGAGTGGGCCGCGACAGGAACCATCGAACGCTTGCACCCCTTTGTTCTGACAATGGGATCATGGCTATCGCTGACCGACACAGAGATCGACGCTCTATTTGGCATCTCCTGATATGATGCTTGAGCGGGGCATTCGTCGTCGTTGGCGCACCTCTGTGCCCATTGAATGGGAAGTCGGCGCAAAGGGGAGCGGTAACCTGATCGCAATCCCCGCCGGAACTGAGTTCGAAATCAGCGTGCCCTGGTGGGGGCGCTGGCTCATCGGGCGAGACGATCCCCACTTCCTGCTCGCCGCGCTTGTCCACGATTACCTGCTGGAGACAGGCGCCTACGGCAAAGCGCAAGCGGCCGCAGAATGGTACGATGGGGCAAGGGCTGCACATGCTCCTGCGTGGAAAGCGAAGGCCAGCTTTATGGCTGTTGCCCTGTGGGCGGTTTGGAAAGACTGAGAGGGCCGTAGGCTGCCCAAAAAACACTGCTGCAAAATGGAAGGCCTCAAAGATTGGCACATTACAATGATGAGACGCTCAGACGGTACGAAAAACGGCTAAATGAATTGGAGGCACAGTGCTTAACGACGGAAGACAGGGAGCTGGACGAATTTATCCGCAAGATCGTGCGGTCCGTTCGCACGACCCTGTGGTTGACCAATGGCACTGTAAAGTATCTGGCCGCTCCCCTTGGAATATTCTGGGGGCTGTATGCCTATGGGTCCAACTTCGCCGACTGGCTGGCCGGTTTTTACGTTGGTCCGACGCGATGATAGGCAGGCCCGTGCTCTGGATCGGATGGGCAACTGTGATCGTGCTGATATTCCAGACCGCGCCGCTGTCGCGCATCGCCTACGCGCCGCAGACGGTCACCATTGTGGGCGAGCAGGTTGCGTTAATTCGATCATTCCCGCTTGACGCGCTCGGAATGCCGCGCCCGTGGCTGTCCTACATCGAAACGGTGCGTCCTCTGACGCAGTCGCATAATGGTGGCCATCCTTGCGCTGATCGTGGCGGGCCTTTTCAGTATGGTAACGCTGAGCCGGTCAGAACCTGGTCAATTGCCTGGGCCTCTGACTGCCTCAATGATCCGACCGGATACCGCTGGTCCGCGCAGTGGTTCTGGCATCTTGGCCGGGTCAAGCTCGGGCCGGTTAATATAGTCCACACCGTTCTTCACCCAATTCCGACAGACTGAAATCTCTCAGAATTTGACCGACATGCCCCGCACGCGGGGCCTCAAGCATTGGAGCAACCTATGCAGCACCCCTCCCACCGCCTGATCCAGCTGGGCACACGCTCGCTAGGATTTGACCCTGGCATAATCGACAGCTGGTGGGGCGGAAAAACCAGAGCTGCCGTGGCCGCGCTGCTGCTCGAGGGGCCTGCTATCCAGTCGGACTGGGCCGTCCAGACGCTGCACCGTGGCCTCAAGGGTCTTGGCTACATGCAAGAGGGGATTGAGGGCACTTACGGAGCCGCCACGCGCGCGGCGCTGCGTGGCCTGCTTGACGCCGATGGCGCGCACGCCGCCAGCGCAGCCCCTGAAACCGAAGTGCTGGTGCCATCCAAGCCATTAATCCAAAAGATCGACCATTCTCTGGCAATGCGGCAGGGATCTGCAGGCACGGTGATCAACAGCTTCATGATCCACTGCGCGGCGGTGCCGGGCGATTGGCACGTCTACAAAACCAACAACGAGATCATCTCGGCCGTCCACCGGATGCACACAGACCCGGAGAGCAGGGGCGGAAGGGGCTGGTCAGATACGGGCTATCACTCGATCACATGCCCGGACGGTGAGCGCTTCGACGCGCGGCCCTGGGCGCGCTACGGCGCAGGCGCGATCGGCTACAACCGCGGGGTATATCACCACCTGATGATTGAGGTCGGCACCATCACGCGCATCGCGCTGCCCGAGGCCTATTTCACCCCGGCAACCCTCGACGGCACCAAGGCACATATCGAGCTGATCGCGAAGCAAACACCGCTGCGGCGGCTCATGGGGCACCGTGAGGTGGCCGCCAAGCTGTGCCCCGGCTTCGAGGTGGTCGACCGCGACTGGACGGACCGGGCAGTCACATGACGGCTGTCGATTTTCTCATTCTGATCGCTGCCGTGGTGGTGACGATCTTAGCGCTGACGCGCGACTAACCCTCGAAAGGACACGACATGGAATTTCTGACCGGCCTGCTGGCCAACGATCAGGTGCAAACCGGCATCCTCACGATCTTCGGTATCCTGCTGACGTGGATCATGAACCGGGCCGTGGGTGCGTTCCAAGCCGCAACCGGTATCAGGATCGAGGAGAAGCACCAGCGGGCGCTTCACCAAGGTATCCTGACTGCTGTGGAGAGTGCGCTGCAAGGCAACGCCGGGCAGAGTGGGCAGATGCTGCGCGCGCATGTCATGAACCACCTTCGAGAGAGTGTGCCAGACGCGCTGACGGCGCTGACGCCGGGTGATGGTGTGCTGGACCGACTGATTGAACGGTACAGCCGTGAGGCGATGGCTAAAATTGGGCAGCAAACCTCGACCAAATAATACCATTTTGGCTGGTGGGTTGCGCCGATAAATCCAGTTTGGCGCACCTTTGGTCTTTTTCCAATCTGACAATCCACTGGAGAAAACTCTGATGTTCATGTTGTTTGTCACACTTTGTCTTCAAACCAGCCCGACTGACGCAGAGTGCCGCCCCTACCTGCGCGGGCCGTATCTCGATCGAAAAGCTTGCCGTGATCTGGAGCGTCCGCTGGAGATCTACCTGGAAGGTTTAGCAGCAGATCTGGGCGCGCCTGTGCTGTTTGTGAAGGCCCGTTGCGAAAAGGGCGATGACCTTTAGGTCCGACCGAAATTTATAAATTAACACAATATGCGCCGGAGTGCGCAGCCACGAAAGGAATGCACGATGCCTGTAACAGCAAATTCAAGTGAGGCACTCACGGCAGACGGCACATGGACGCTCATCGCTATAGGCGGCACCGTTCTGGTCTCAGCGATCGGGCGTTTTGAATACGCTTTCCGGCCAACGTCTGACGCAATTCCAGCAGCGTTTCGCGGGCATTACGCTGATTTCATCAGCTACGATGTTTTTCAGCATTCCAGCGAAATTTCTGATGGCCAACGGTATTGGATCAAGGCTCCAGCGGGCACAGTTTTGACCGTTTACGCATCGGACCCGGCATGAGCAGGCTCACGTCGTCACCCCTGATCGGATCTCGGCTGACGAGTTCCCAGTTACTCGGCACGACCTCTCTCGACCTTCTGGACCCTATAGAGATCCTTGACCACACGGCAGGCAGCTTTGTAGGCGGGACCGCTAATGTCTCCCTGACACTGAGCAGAGCGGGCACCGTCTATGTCGTGGCGACCACGCAAAACACTATGCCCTCGCCCGCGCAGGTAGTAGCGGGGCAGGATCACACGTCTGTCACCGGGGTCGCCTCCGCCTCCTTTCAGGCCGAGAGCGGTGCCAACACGGATAGCGTTGAGCTGGATATCACAGCGGTCGGGACGTATTATTTCTGGCTGACCGCGCAAGACACAGGCGGAAATCTTGCAGCGGTTATCAGCTTGGGTTCTGCTGCAATCGCGGCAAACGCCTACACGACGCTGATTGCCGACAAGGGTGCATACTGGACCCGCAGTGGGTCGATGGGGAACCCCTCAAACCCGCGCATTATTATAGCTGGTGAATTGCTCCGAACACCGGATGCCGCTTCATTCCACACGCTGCTAACCTGGAACTCAGTGGTGGATTTTGAATTTATCTACACTGACAGCAACGGGCAGTTTCGTGGTGGGGTCACGAGTGACTTTGGCGGGAGGGCGACTATCGTTCCAAGCACCGGTCCGCAAATGTCACGATTCATCATGGCGGTTGACTTAAGCGCCGCAACCTTCGCCGCAGGAGTGCAGCTTTATGTGGACGGAGTAGCTACGGAGTTGACAAGTCAAACATGGGGGCAAAACCTTATTCCTGATTTTGATGCAGCCGGTGTTTTCAGTATTCTTGAGAGCGACAATCAGCGGGGCCGCATATTCAACGGGGCAATCAACTTTCTCTATTTTGACCGGCCCTCCAGTGTGATTGACTTTTCACAAGCCTCAAACCGCAATCGGTTCGACGCGACGGAGATCGGTGCAAATGGTTCCGGCGTGACAGGCTCACAGCCGTTATTCTACATGACGGGCGACAGAGATGCTTGGCAGTCGGGCAGCAACCTTGGCAGCCTTTCGGGCTTTACGGTAAACGGGAGCTTCTTATGATCACCTTAAACTTCTCAACAACAGTCCGCACACCGGGCGCTTCTGCGGCTGAAATCTACGTCAACGATTTCGCCTCAAATCGAAGCGCGGATTTTGACGCTCCGACAGCTTGGAGCCATATTGCACAGGCATATGATGAGAACGACGCCAGCCTTGGCGCAGACAGCGTGGGAGCCATGTATTTCGGGCAAGGCCAGACTGGTATCATTCAGCAATCCATCACGCGGGCTGTGAGCGGGAACGAGGTTGAAATATACTGGCTCATGCAAGGGGTCGATCATGCGGCTTCGGGCGCAACCGGCACCCCGGTACTGCGAACCTATGTTGAGTGGCTTAATTTCTCCGGCGATCTTGTGGGAGTTCGATCTGATAATATTTCTAATCAGGAAACCGGGGTGAGCAGCTACGTCGCCACCAAGCCTGCGGGCGCAACACAGCTTCGCATCATTTTTGAGCGGCGCACGGACCTGTGGGCGCTGACCCTCTACAAGCTGCAAATTCTGGACACCACAGCAAGCGGACAAACGCCTGTGCTGCGCGCAGAACGGCCCTACCAGTTTTCGGTCCTCACGTCTGAGGGTGTCGCAACCGAGCTTGATTTTGCATCATCATTTGATCCGCCGATTACAGCCTTGGAAATCGTCTCCTCGCCTGCAAACTACAGGGCGACAACGCGGGGCAGTGTTCTCGTGCTCAACCCGCTGGACGGGATTGCCTTGCCTCAGTCGGCAGCAGAGGGCCTTGAGGACACCCTGCAAGTGCGTGGCATACGCAACGGGATGCAGACCTTTGCCGTGATCCAGTTTTTTGCCTACGCGCAAGAGGCCACCCCGCTGCGTCTAAAAACAACACCGCCTACAATTTTGCTCGAAGAGGGGCACGCGCAAGTCGTCGGCCCTGTGAGCTACGTGGCGGGTGGTACAGAGCCATATACTTGTATCGTGACGCAAAAGCCTGCGTGGCTGGATCAAGGGCCAAACGGCCTGCTTGCAGGAATTGCGTCGGGGTCAGGCGTGCAGCAGAGTGTTGTTGCGACCGTGACAGACGGCCAAGGTCAGTCGGTAACAGTCACTGTCCCTATCACCATTGGATCTATCGACCGAGCAGCGCCGCAGGTCATTACACCAGCACTGGCTGGGAATAACCTTTGGGGCGCAATCAGCCTCAATCAAAACGGCCCCACCGTCGTGCAGCTTACAGATGGTATTTATACGGCGATGGGGAATATTTTCGAGGTAGGCCGAGACCATGACAAGCCGGTCATAATCATGGGGCCTGCAACGGGTGAGGCACGCATCCGCAACGTAGTCGTTTTAAACAGAAGCTTCGGCATATGGTTTGAAAAGGTTGTATTTGAGCGGGTGGACCTGACGGGCATTGATAACACTAATAGCCTGAGCGACAGGTCACGGCCAGACATGCGCTCGAAAACACTCATTTCTGAAATAGATCACTTCCCAATACCACCCAGTTTTAACCGATGGACAAACTGCCTTTCTCGCGGGTTTGTCACGGACTTGACCAACGAAACAGAGATAGGGTCAAACGGTGATGCAGACGTATGGTTCACCCGTGAAGGTGAGAATGGTAAACCTATCTACGCTTCTACGGGAACTCTCCCGACAACAGGCCGATGGGCAACAACCGCTTACGGCGCGGGTTTCAACTTGCAAGGGTTTGGTATCATTCAGGACACCCATGTTGAGGGGTCCGTCTTCCCCTTCTCCTTGGCAGGTCCATGTGTGGGGCTGTTCAACACAAGCGCAAACCAGACCCGCACAGACCAGCTCAGATTTGAGCAGGCTTTCGATTGCGTTGTACATGGACATCGCGTGGGTGATCGGGCGACAGATGTACCGTTTCTCAACTCAAAGCAGTCAGAACATCAAGATATGATGCAGTCGATTGCAAACTCCGGCCGCTCAGTAGGTCACCGCGTGTGGGTCAAGGACCTGTTCATGAACGGCATGCAGCAGCCCGGTGTTCAAGGTATTCAGCTAAACATGGGCAGCGCTGGCAGCTATGACGATCAAGACCCGCCAAACCTTTGGGCAGTCGATTGGTTGATCGAGGACAGTCTGTTCGTCGTCACGCTGGTGAACGCTTTAAACGCCCCCGGCTTTCTCGGGGAAATCCGCCGATGTGCATTTTTGCCGGACCCCACACTATCAAACCCATTAACAGGTTTGAGCACAAACAAGATACGGCTACAGGAAGCGTCCAGTGCGATTATGTCAGATAGCCTTCTGTCAGATTTCGCACTTGACGGAGCGCCTCGAAACCCTTGGACGCTGGTGGGCAATCTGGTGCTTGAAGAAAATGCGAGTATCGTGCCTACTCTGCTACCAAATATCTACACCGCACCCACTTTTAATGACCCTCGACTTGGGGTTGCCAGCGAGGCGCGGTTTTACAGAGATCCAGCCATTGCACCGCAAGGCCCATCCTGGCTGAGTGGCTAAAACGACCCGGCGGCGGGGTGCGCCGCATTTTCCTAAACTAAAGAAAGGTCCATAATACAGTTACCTATTTACACCGCACTTGCCTGTGCAAACACCTTGCCTGCTCTGTTAAGTCAGGGCGGGCTTTTTTGTTAGCTGTTCTGCGGGACAAGCGTGCAGTAACCTATTGATATGATTTAGAGCTTATTCACGATCTGCGGGACATTGCGCCATTGAAAACGCTTAATAATTTGCGGAAATGGTGGGCGACCCTGGAATCGAACTGATGGTGCTACGATGGTTCCCAAAGTGGCCTAAATCAGTAGGTAAATACCTCAGTATTGCTCTTTACAGTGGGAAGCGCTTTGCAATATACGACAGCGTGTTAGGTCAAAGTCAGGCTCGTTTACACCGAAGATGTCGGGAGTTCGAGTCTCTCACGACCCACCATAAACTCCCTTAATTATATAACGATTTTGCTCTTGCTTTTGGTTTCCGTTTGTTCTGGTTCCCAATTCAATTTGTCTGGTTCCCAAAAGTCGGCAGCAGCATGATCGTTTCGGCATTCGTGTGCTCAGTCACCGCGCGCCGCGCGTAGTGCTCTGACATGCGCTTTGATAGATGGCCCAGCATAGACTGGACGCGCTCGATGCCTCCGTAAAGGTCCGGGCTCTTGGCGACAGCACTGGCGATCATCGTCGCATTTGTGGTTCGGAACCCGTGGAAGGTCAGGCTCGGCTCCACATTGTGCAACCTCAGCCTCTCCATCTCTTTCCCCCAGGTTGCTCCGAACCCCGTCTTCCATGGCCTGCCGTGCGATGTCTTCAGGACCGGTGCATTGGGATCAATACGGCCCGCGTGGCGCATCGACTCGTTGTGTGCATCCAGCATCGCCATGACGACCGGGTGCAGGGGCACCGGCACCGGTGTGCCTGTCTTGCCTTGGCGCACTGTCCATATGCCATCGGACACCTGAGACGGGCGCAGCTGCGTCAGGCAGTCTCCGCGCCGCTGGCCGGTGTAGATCGCGACAAGCGCAGCCTGCACCACATGCGGCTGGCCTTCGGTGAACAGCTTTTCAAGCGCCCATTCCGGCCATGGCTCGTACCCTGTGCCGCCTTTCACGCGCTCGATCCGGGCGCAGGGGTTTGTGTCACAAAAGCCGCGCGTGCGGCCCCACGAAAAGAGGGCCGACATGTCATCCATGCGTCGGTTAGCAGTTGCGGGTCGGCTGGCCAGCTTGTCATACAGCGCTTGCATGTGCAGAGGTCTGATGTCGGCCGGAGAGAAAGCGCCGAATTTAGAAAGAATGAGATCACAAGCCAGATCACGCAACAGCTTGCTGTCTTTTGAAAGCCCTTGGTACTTGGGGTGCGCTTTGTGTCTTTTGATCAAAGCTGAAAAGCCAAAAGAGTCTGACAGGTCCATAGGCGCATTACCAAAGCATTCTGCGTGGGCCTGATCGTAGCGGGTGCGATATTCAGCTTCGAACGGATGGGGGAGCGGTCGCCTGAACTCTGGCGCGCCCTTGCGCACGACCCTGAAGTAAAAATGCTCGCGACCGCGGCTTAGCTTTCGCTGGACGTATCGCTCTAGGTGAATGTCAGCCGCCATTTATGGCGCGCAGGATCGGATCCTGTTCTGATTGTTCCGCCGCTGCTGTGTTGTTCATTGCGTCCTCGATCTCTGACCACCGCCACCGTGTCAGGCTGCCCTTTTTATAGGGTTGCGGCAAGAGCCCCCTGTTTGTGTACTCTGTGACCGTGCTGACAGAGCAGTCCAGCTGCTCTGCCACGGTCTTGATTGAGCAATATTCAGGGGGTCTGCTCATTGGTTCGCCAGTTCCAGCAGCACATCGGCATGGCAGGGATTATTCAGCGCGCACCAGCAGACCAGATCCTTGCCGCGCAGTTGCTCGATGCGCTCGCGGATGTAATCGGGGAAATCCCAGTGCAAGCTTTGCTTGTGGACGTTGGCAGCCTGCACCAAACCGCGCGCCCATTCTTGCGCCAGTTCACGCGGCAAATCAAGGTGCGCCACGCTGGTGAGGCCGGTGTGGCGCCCGGCGGTCATGGGCGCGCTCATGCCGCCGCCTCAAGAGATGCCAGCACATCATCACGGCGCGCGCCCTCAAGGGTGGCGATGGTATCAATGCAAAGGGTGAACGCCAGACACTCGGCGGAGTCTGCCGTGTCACTCTTGATAATAGCCACAGCGCAGGCGCGGGCCTCATGGGCTGGAACCTTGAGGAATGCGCGGCTCATCATATCGCGCGCCTCGGTGTCGCGGTTGTTCGCCAGAAATCTATCGCGCGCATCAAGGGCAGCGATGAGGGCCGCCGATGCGCCGGGGATGTTTGATGGTGTCTGCATTTCGCGCTCCAAATGTTGCGGGTGTTGTCTCGGGAATGTGTACCGTCAGCGTTTTCACCTTGGCATCTGAACAGAGCAAGCGGACCTCGACCTGCGTGGTGCGTGCGGGCGGCGGGTTGCGGCGGTATTTGAACATATCGGCAAATTGTCTCATCTCAGTTTCCTTTCGGATGCGAGCGCTGTCGGTGCTGCGTAAATGCTCATGCCGCGTCTCCGCCGTAGGGGCCGTGAGGATAGCCTTTGGCCTGTGCGATGGTGCGGGTGGCGGTGCGGACGCGGGCCATTTGGGCCGGGCCGTGCGGGTGGGCCTCACCCAGAGCGTGCTCGATCTGCCAGCGCGCGGTGGCGACGATGGCGGCGATGACCTCGGCATCTGCATGGGTGTAACTTCCCATCTTGTGCTGGCCACCATCCACTTTGCAGCCCAGCGCGGCACGCTGCATCAAGACGTACTCCAGACCAAACCCATAGCCTTCCTCGACCACATCCTTCGGCGGTGGCAGTTCAAGCTGTGCCTTTTCCACCCGGAACGTCCATTCCAGCAGCGCTTGCACGCCCAGCGCGCGTTTTACCTTTTTGCCATAGGCGCGGCTGATCCGTCCCTGCATGCTCATGGCTGCAATCCTTCAAAGAGGTTCATCTGCGCGGGGCCCTCCTGCTCCTGGCTCGGTCGCCAGATCCACGGGCCTGAGGCCATGGGCAGCTGCGAGAGTGCGCCACGCATGCGCTGCTGCCAGTGGGTGAACTCCGTTGCCGAGCAGGCGCAGAGCGCGTGCTCGATGGGCCAGCCCATCAGCCATCCGACGAAGAGTGGGTTCAGCCGCCGCCGTGCCCGGGCTTTCAGGATGCGCCGCGAGACGACCCGCCCATGCGAGGCAATCAGATAGGCCCAGAGCGGGCGCGAGATCGGGGCGTGCGGCGAGGATTGCCGCCCATGCATCCCGATCACCGGGTCCGGGTGGGTGAAGCCCTGCTCCGCCCGGTAATGCAGGATATTCATCCGGCTCTTGCCATCGGCGCGGATGATGCTGGCCGGGCTGCTGCCCTTCCAGTTCTGCGCCGCCGGTGTCGGCCACCGGATCGCCTGTGCACTCAGCTTGGGCTCGCCCCGGCTGTTGATCTTGCCGCGCAGCCGGTCGACCTGATCGTCCGCCACCGGCGCTTGCCATTGGGCCGCCTGTGCTGGCAGGGGTGGGGTGCCGGGATGCAGGCTCATCGGTGTGAGCCAGGATGAATATCCGGAGCCGCTGGTGCGGCGCGCCGACTTCTGCCGCGCTGAACAGGCCCGCCGCAGGCGTGTAGCCCATGCTCCAAAGCTCTCGCAGCACGGTCTCAAGGCCGAGGCTGACGTGTCCGGAGACGTTTTCGAGGAAGACCCACTCGGGGGTACATTCCCGGATGACGCGGGCGACCTCGGGCCAGAGGTGGCGGGGATCGTCGGCACCGGCGCGCTTTCCGGCGCCGCTGAAGGGCTGGCAGGGATATCCGGCGAGGACGATGTCGAAGGCACCGCGGAAGGGCCGGGCATCGAAGCTGCGCAGATCATCCCAGATCGGTGCCGGGGCGAAATACCCTGCGCGCTGGGCGGCGATGAGCACAGTTCGGGGCCAGTCATCCCATTCGACAAATGCGCGGGTGTGATAGCCGGGCTCGGCGAGCATGAGGCCCAGATCAAGGCCTCCGCCGCCTGCGCAGAGGGACAATCCGTGCCGGGGACGTGACACCATGCCATTCACAGCACCCCTCGGATCCGCAGGCGCTCGATTGTCACCAGCCCGCGCGTCAGCATCGCCTTGCACATGGAGCTGCTGGCGCGCGGGCCGGTGTTGTCTCGGGAATGTGTACCGTCAGCGTTTTCACCGTGGCATCTGAACAGAGCAAGCGGACCTCGACCTGCGTGGTGCGTGCGGGCGGCGGGTTGCAACGGTATTTGAACATATCGGCAAATTGTCTCATCTCAGTTTCCTTTCGGATGCGAGCGCTGTCGGTGCTGCGTAAATGCTCATGCCGCGTCTCCGCCGTAGGGGCCGGAGCTGTGGGCGTGGCAGGGGAGGGTGGTGCGTGCGGCGGCGCGGATGCGGGCCATCTGGTCGGGGCTGTGGCGGTTTGCGTCCTCTACGGTGTGGTGAATTTTGCGCTCGGTCGCGGCGAGGGTGCTCATGTTGGCAGGGATGCCGCGCTCTTCGAGCAGGCGCAGGGCGATGTGCTCAATGACGACGGTCTGGCCGCGCGCTTGCTTTAGCGTGACCCATGCGGCGGCTTGCCGGATGGCGTCAGCGGCGCAGGCATTAGGGTCGCGCAGAATTTCGAGGGCGGTCTGTTCGGGGGATGAGTTGATTTGCATTGACGTTCTCCATGTTGATGGAGATACAACTATCGAAGAAACGTCGATTGTCAATAAATAAGATCGAAGAAATGTCGATTGTATTGATAGTCAGGGTTGTGGTCTAAGAAATTAAATATCAGAACTTAGGGTGAACAGATGCGGTATGATGTCGAGGAGCGTGTGCTGTTTGCGATCGCAAAGCTTACAGGAAAGTCGATTGATTCGCTTTATCAGTCGGCTTTTGTGAGGTTCATGATGAACTTGTCTGCCAGAGCTGGCGGCAGTTCAGTCAAGCGACCACGGTAGAGGTAGTCCATACTGACACCCCAGCGCTCCGCAATGCGAAAAGCCATATCTGCTTTGAGGGGCTTGAGGCCTTTTTCGATCCGACCGTAGCTCGTTTGGTCAATATTTACGGATTTTGAGAACTCGGACTGATTCAGCGCATGATGCAGTCGTAGCGCCTCTAGGCGTTGCCCGACGGCTTCTGGGTGAAAAGGGCTGGTCCGTTCCATGTGGGTCCTCGTTTTTCTTACTCTTGAACAGAAAAATCGAAAAAACGTCTATCGAAGTTTCATCAGCTATTGACGGATCGATGAAACGTCGATTTACATTGCCGCTATGATAGATGTTTCTGATATCCGCGAAATGATCGCACTTTGGCCCAAGCGCTCTGATCTTGTGTCGGACATGGATACTGTAGGCAATTCTGTAACGATCCACCAAGTCAACAAGTGGTCAGAGAGTTCTTCGATCCCAGCAAAATATCATTTCCATGTTTTGGCTGCTGCAAAAGCGCGTGGCTTTGACATTACTGCCGAACAGATGGTCCGCATGCACGCAACGCGGGATCGAGCGGCATGAAGTATTCAGACACCTCATGCCGCGTCGCGTCGTTATTTCTTGGGGCGGGTCAGCAGGACCAGCAGACCCAGAATGACATCGCCGATCACCCAGATGCTGCCGATCAGGCCAAAACCGAGCGTCGTTCCAATAGCGGCGCCGATCATTTCAGCGTCACTTGTTGCGGTCCCTGCGAGGTCCGCGATTGCACCCAGCGACGTGAGCACCCACAGGAGCATAAGCAGGTTGAAGGCAATAAACAGCAGCTTGATCAGTTTGCCAAAAATGCCGCGTTTGGGTTTTCGGATCGGATGGCCGCAGTTGGGGCAATCATAGGCCTTCGGCGAGACTGTGCCATTGCAGCTTGGGCAGGTGCTTTGGCGCGTGACCGTGCCGGTTCTTTCCGGATTTCGTTCCATCGAAGTGCTGCTCTGGTTAGTCTTGGGGCTCTCCCGGCTTGCAACAAGGACCGGGCGGCGTGATGGGGTATCTGGCATTGTGTTTCGGCTTTCTGTTCTTGCTGGCGTTCGCCTGGGCGATCTCGGGGGCGGTGTTGTGACCGCGCAGGTTTTCATCTTCCCCCACTCTGCCCCACGCATGGCTCCGCTGTCACCTGAACAATTGTCCGGACAGGTGGTCAAGCTGGAACCGTACCGCGTGCTGCGGGATTTCGGGGTGCAGTGGCAGGCCTACCTGCGCGCGCATTTCGCCTCGATCACGGATGCGGCGCTGGCGTTTGGTGTCACCGAGCGTGCCGCGCGGCGCTGGTGGGATGGTTCTGGCCCGCGGGGCGCGTTTGTTGCGATCGCGTTGCGGATGCACCCCGAGACTGCGCCGGGATATTTGCTGGGCGACGCGCCCGTGCAGGCGGTGGCGGCATGATCAATGCACGTTTCAAAGGGTCGAAGCTGACATTTTCGCAGTCTCTTCGGGCCCATGCCGCAGCTGGAGTTGTTTTGAATATTTCAGGTGAGCAGCTTCTTGAATTTGCGGCTGCTATCGAGGACGCCAACGAAAGGGCGGAAGAACTCAAGGCAGAGGCGCTCGATCTGACGTCGCAGTGCGTTGCCCTCCGGAGGGACGCGCGCCGCCACAAGCGCAGTGCCGCAATCTTGTGCGGGGTCGGTCTGATTTTTTGGTTTTGGCCGCTGATGTGGTTTTACCTGGCATGAACATTCAAATGCAACATCAGGAGGGGGTTGCGGTTTGTTCTGCTAGGGTTGACGCCGCCCCCGTGGCGCGCGTAGGCCCCCCGCTTCGCTGTGCCTGTCTGATGTGCAGCGGTGATGTTTCGGGTGGCCCCCGTGACGTCATCGCACAGGGTGGCGTGCGCCTGTCAGCGCGCGCCACCCGTTTACACGGGGCAATGCCCCTCAGAGATTTCCGCAGCATTTTAACCTCACAGGGTCGAATTTGCGGAAATAACCGTCCGGTGCGCGCAGGGATGCGTGCCGGACACCTCCCTGTTGAACTTGCCCCGGATGTGCCTGCTTGCCCATTCGGGGCTTTTTTTGTTTTGGCTGCTTGATGGCCCGCGTCGTGACCATCGGGCCGTGCACGTTGATTCACGGCGATGCGCTGGCGGTTTTGCCGGACATGGGTGGCTGTGCGGACCTGATCGTGACCGATCCGCCGTATCCGCTGACCTCTGGTGGGACAGGATCGGGCGCCATGGGCGGTAAATTTTCCGATGAGGTTTACGACAACACGGGCTTGCTGATGGATGTGGTGCATTGGGCCGAGATTGGCGGGCCGATGTTGCGCGCGCTGGGTCGGGACGGCGATTGCTATGTCATGAGCGACGACAAGAACCTGCCCGCCGCGATCAGCGGCTTTATGGGTGCTGGCTTCAAATATCACGGTCTGCTGACCTGGGATAAAATCAGCCCTTCACGCACCCGCTTTTACATGAAGCATCAGGAGTTCACGCTGTACCTTTGGAAGGGTCGCGCCCGCGACATTAATCACGGTGGTGATAAGCGGGGGCAGACCATGCCGCGACCGAAAGGGGCGGTGCACAATACGCAAAAGCCGGTGCCGCTGATGGCGATGTATATCCGAAATTCGAGTGAGCCGGGCCAGATGGTCCTCGATCCGTTTATGGGCTCGGGCACCACTCTTGTGGCTGCGGTGCAGGAGGGGCGGCAGGTGATCGGGATCGAGAAAAATGCAGATCACTTTGAGGCGGCCTGTGCGCGTGTGCGGGCGGCAGTGGAAACGAAGGAGAAAATCGATGTTTGATTTGAACGAAATGCGTGAAGCGGCAAGCAGGCGGCTGTCAATGGCGCAACTTGAGGCGGATGTGCTGGGGCAAATAGCAGAGTTCGGGCACCGCATGGATCAATTGAACGTGCCGTTCGAGGTCTTGCAGCTGGAAAGTGACCGCATCGAGATCAGCGTGGTGATCGGTCGCGTGGGAGATCCCGGCGTTCGCGCAGCGTTGGGACCGTTCGTTCATGCTGCATCCGCGCCCGATCCAGTTTGCGGTGCGCAGAGTGAAGCCGAGAGCGCGCCCGCCCCAGATTTTCCGGCCGATGCCGTTGCGGATCTCGATCGGGAAATTGAAGACAATTCAGTGTCAGTCGCGCAAGTGCCTGTCACCGCGCCCGTTGAGCCGGTCACTCGTGCGGCACCAAACGCGGCAAAGCCTGCGAGGGCAAAAGGCCCCAAGCCCGGCAGCGTGTCTGGAAAATTCTCAGACGATGAAATGGCGACGATACACCGGATGCTCGATGCCGGTGCAAAGGGGGGGGAAATCGCCGCGGCGTTGGGTCGTAATCCCAAGACTATAGGTATGTCTTTGGCCCGTATCCGCAAGACGCGCGCAAAAACTGCCGGACCTGCTCTCAACGAGGATTTGCGCAAGGCGGTGGATGCAGGCGAAAGGGATGCGGGCGTTCCGACACCCAAGGCTACGGAGGCACCTCGAAACGTTGCAGCGCCGCGGGGCAGTGTTCCCTTTGCGCATCGGGCTGGCGTCGAATTTATAAACACGCGGGGTGCGCCAGAACATGCGCAGTCTACCGCTGACACACAAAACGCATTTCCAGTCAGTCAGAAATCGGCGGAACCGGCACATGAATCACCGCGGTTGAAAATGCCGCCTCCGATCAAGCGGCGGGCGCCTGCGCCTGTTTCACAGCCCAAGCTCGATGAGCCTACTTTAAAGGAGGTCCCAAAGGCAGGCTGGCCACATATTCATGCGCATCTCGATGCGGTTGGTTGTTCTGATTTATGGACACCTCTGCGGGATTTGGACCTGGCGCTTGCAATGAAGATTGACAGCGGCGGATCAAAGGCTGCTGTGCACCTGAAGGAGCAGCTGTCGGTCGTCATGGCGCGCTGGAAGGAAATCAATCCTGCGCATGGTGACAATCGCCACCTTGAGCGCCTAATTGAGGTTTTGCGACTGCGCGCTGGGGTGAAGCCTTGAGTGGGTTGCGCAATCCGGTCGTCGCCTTCGGACTGTTGGCGATGACCGCCGCACTTAAGGCTCGCACCGGAACATTGGAAAAGCGCGATTGCATCGCCTTGGAGGCGTCCGGTACTTTTCACAAAGGGTATCTTCCATCTGCACCGGAAGATGTTGCGTGTTTCTTGGAAGCTGTGGACGCGTACCCCATGTTCGCCTCAGACCGTCTTATGGACGCTGCGCGCAATATGATGCCCGTTGGCGTGGACCTGAGTGACCCTATGCCCGTTCTTAAGCAACTAGAGAACGATGCCGTCGAGAATGGCTGGGCGATGAGGAAGGACTGTGGGCATGGGTAATCGCCTCACCCCCCCACCGCGCAACCTACCTGCCGAGCAAGCGCTGGTCGCGACCTGCGCATATATAAGCCTAGCGGGTCTGGGTTCCCGTGATCTGGACCTTTGGTCGGCGGAGATTCGCAAGCTTGTGAAGCTGTGCGCTGGAGCACCTGAGACAATGACGCTTTTTGTCGTGGCCGCGGCCAACGTAGGTGATGCGCATCCTGCCGATCGGGCGGGGCCGCTTGCGCGCCTGCGCATCGTGGTGCGCGACTATTACGGGCTGCAAGCGGCCGCTCGGATGGAGCTGGTCGTATGAGTTTTACGACAGATCCGCGTGTCATGGACGCGAAAAGCATTCCCATGACCGAAGTCGTGTTCCGCCTTGGAATCGCGGGATTGATCATTCAGGGCGGTGAAATGGTTGGCCCCTGTCCATTGTGCGGCGGTAAAGACCGGTTTGCGATCAACCTGCGCACCAATCTTTTCCAGTGTCGCAAGTGCGATGACGTGGCCGGTGGTGACCAGATCGCTTTGGTCATGCAGATCCAGAATATGACCTTTCCTGCTGCGTTGACTTGGTTGTGTGGCGCTGCCCCAGCAGAGATAAATCCGGAAGAAATGGCGCGGCGACGTCAAAAGGCGGATGCCGATGCAAAGGCCCAGGCGGACGATGCTGAGCGCTACCGGCAGCGCGCCATTTCGGATGCAAAGTCAATCTGGCAGCGAGCGGATGGTGGCGACCTCACATTAGTCCGGGCTTACCTCGCCGCGCGCGGCATTACCAAAGAGATGGTTTTAGATCTTCCCGTCGCGCTCAGGGTGTTGAGCGATCATGCCTATGTCAAGAAAGTTGGTGGACAGTTGGTTACCTGCCATCGGGGCGCCTGCATGGTTGCCGCCGTGCAGGCATGCGACGGAATGCTCGAAGCCGTGCACCAGACGTGGATTGACCCAACGGCTCCAAAAGGCAAGGCGATGATCCAGCATGAAGGCGCAGCGATGCCTGCGAAGCTGGTGCGCGGCTCTAAGAAAGGCGGCGCTATCCGCCTGCACACTCCGAAAAACACTGACACCTTAGTGATGGGGGAGGGCATCGAGACTACTTTGACAGCCCTTGCCGCCGATGGGGTCACCGGTGCCGCCTATTGGGCCGGGGTCGACCTGGGCAATATGGCCGGTCGCATGCAGCGAGTAGAGGGCACGCGTCACTCTGGGCTGCCTGACATGACTGATGTCGCCGCATTCGTTCCGCCATCTTGGGTAAAGCGTCTTGTTTTCATTCAGGACGGAGACAGCGATCCAAAGGCGACCCGCGCAAAACTCCAGGCTGGATTGCGGCGCGCGATGGCTTTGCGCCCCGGTCTGCGTGGTCAGATTGTTCATTCGGGTGAGGGTGTCGACCTGAATGACGTCCTCACGTCGCCCATTTCATAGAAAGGCGAGGCATGTCTGATCCCCTGCAGCACGTCCGCATGCGTTTCGACGCAGCCGAAGATGTTGAGCCCGTCGCCTCACTTGCCGCTGTGCAAAACGAGTCCGGTGGAAGCATTGGGATGGACGAGAACGTCGCGCCGATGTCAGGTGATGATGCGGTTCGCGGCGGTGGCCCCCGCACCCCCGTTCCGGATCTATCCGAAAACCCTTTCTTTCGTGCGTCCGAACAGCCCTTGAACGATTATGGCAACGGCCAACGGTTCGTAATCCATTTTGGCAAGGACGTCATTTTTGTGCCGCGTATTGGCTGGCACATCTGGACTGGGAAGGTCTGGCAATTCGATCCATCGCTCAACTCCAAAAATGGGATCACTTCGGGTGGAATTGCGGTGCGATCAAAGGCACAGCAGATCTGGAAGCTCATCGAGCAGGAGGTCGAGTTCATCAATCCGACCAAGCGAGAGGAAAAGCAGCTCGCCGAAGAGCGGCAGCTTACGCAAGATCTCAAGGCGCTTGAAGAAACGCCCGCAGCCGAGCGCGCCGAAACACACGATGCCGAGATCGGTAAGATCATCGGGCGGCTGCGCGCCCTCGAGGGCATGCTCAAGGATCGTAAATCCTTGATCGGTCGACGATTGACCCATGCGAAAAACGCGGGCAACAACGGGCCGTTGGGGCACATGCTCACAGAGAGTACCACTGACCTTGCTGTAGATTTTGAGGATCTGGACGCCAACCCTCTCGATGTGAACACCGACTCGGGCCTTTTGCGCTTTTCTGTGATTGATATGACCGAAGAGGGGGCTGGGAAGATTGCGGCCTGTGAGTTGTTGCCGCACGCACGTGATCAACTGCTCACGAAACTGATGCCTGTATCTTATAACTCAAAGTCTCAGGCGCCGATGTTTGAGGCATTTCTCGATCGGGTGCAGCCAGATATCGAGATGCGGGCATTCCTGCAGCGCTGGTATGGATTAAACCTGACAGCGCTCAAGACACAAAAGCTGGCGTTCTTTTATGGCGTGGGTGCCAACGGTAAGTCAGTGCTCAACGACATACTCGCACGCATCATGGCGGGGTATTCAGCCTCGATCAAGATTGAGAGCCTTACTGGGGTGAACCGGCGGTCAGGTGCCGAAGCAACACCTGACCTGATACCAATGCTGGGTGGCCGGTCAGTTCGCACATCAGAGCCAGAGCAAGGCGAGCGCCTGCAAGAGGGTTTGATCAAGCAGCTGACTGGTGGAGAGAAGATAGCCGTGCGCCCGAATTATGGTGATCAGATCGAGATGGAGCCCTTCTTCAAGCTGACCATGTCCGGAAACTACAAGCCCGAGATCCACGGTGGAGATGATGGCATCTGGCGTCGTGTGATGCTGATCCCCTTCGACGTCCAGATCCCCGAGAGTGAGCGTGACGACAAGCTGGGCGATAAGCTCTGGCTCGAGCGCGACGGGATCTTCAATTGGATGGTAGAGGGGCTCATTGATTACCTTGAAGGTGGGCTTCATATCCCGCAAAGCGTTGTAGATGCTACTGCGGAATACCGGCGAGACTCCGACCCGATCGGTGCGTTCCTGATGAACTGCTGCAATATCACCGGCGATCATGACGACAAGATCCTATCGAAGGATTTGGGATCAGCGTTCAACTATTATCTGATGGAGCGCGGGGAGACGACATGGAAGCCCACCACCTTTGCCAAGCAGATTTCCTCGAAAGCCAAGCACTGGAAGCACCCAGAGACTGCCAAGCAATTTGAGAAGGGCAAGGCCTCTCTGTCGCAATACACGGGCCTGCGGTTCACCGACGCCTTCAAATATCGCTTAGAAGCCGCGCCGAAAGACAGCTCGGGCAGGGTGATTGGGGTCGCCGCAGACATGCCCCCTGACCCCGTTTGACGGTCATGTCGATGATTAGGGAGGATACCCTCCCATGAGCGGGAGGGTAATTACTTTAAAGGGTGCGGGGCAAAGTTGAACAAATACAATCTGATAGAGGGCGCTGTGGGAGGCTGGGGAGGGTAGGGAGGGTTCTGCGAACTCCATAACAAACGGGTCAGGGTTAGGGGTAATTTCAGTGATTTATATGGCATTGTTCTATCTATCCTCCCCACCTTCCCTACCTTCCCGTTAAAAAGAAAAAGACCAATGAAAACAGTAAAATAAAAGATGGAAAACAGCGGGAGGGTAATTCAATTGCGGATACCTACCCTCCCCACCTTCCCGTTGGCTCAAGTCGGAAAACAACGGGTAGTTATTTCGGTGAATGGCGGCACTAAATATGGATAAAGGGGCGATGAGCATGGGCAAGATGGGCGAGATTACCAAAAAACCAGACTCAAGAGGCAGGGTGCGACAGGAGATCGGCATCCAGCGGCTTTTGGAGTGGGCGTTTGCTGATGAGTGTGCATCGGTTGATTTTGAAGACGAAGGCACCCTTGCTCCGGGATATGGCCACATCGGCAATGCCCAACGTATGGCGGATCGCGGGTTACTTGGTTGCCGGATCGATGGCGGCGGGCGATCTTATCCGGATGCGGACGCGGATCTGGTGGCTGCTGCGGTGGCGGTGCTGCCGATAGGCTGTGGTGGGCGCGGCATGGCGGTGCAGATTGCGGAGCTTGCGCGCGCGCGTCGTGTGCCGGATGCGATGGTCAAAGCCTCGGTGCGATGTGTGCCTGTGGGTTTGCGCCAAAACCAGCATGGCCCGCGCGCTGCAACGCAAGTCTTGGGCCATGGCATCGATTGCAGTGGACGTAAGGTTCGCCGTTACGAGGTGCTGGTCTGTCCGGTGACCTACACGCACACAGCCACCGATATCGCGCGGGCGCGTCGAAATTATTTACAGTGGCGCTTGGCACTCATGGAATTGCGTCAAACCTTTGTAATTCATAACAATCTGTCACGATGGTCGCTGTCTGATCGGCTGCCGCTTACTGCGCCATGGCAAAATAGTGTTTGACGAATAATTCTGCCCCCCCTAGACAGAGTACCAGCACCATTTTCGCGCCCGCCAAGGATTAACCTCGGCGGGCGCTTTGCGTTTGGGGGCGGCATGGATTTGGATTTCAGCGCAGACTTCAAGCAGCTGGAGCGGGCGCTGACGGACGTGATGAGGCGCCAGTTGCCTTTTGCGATGATGCTGTCGCTGAATGACACGGCGAGTGAAGTCAAGCAGGCTGAGGAACGTAGCATCGATCGAACATTTGACCGGCCAACGCCTTTCACGAAGCGGGGAGTGTACGTCAAGCGGGCAAACAAATCCACTTTGACTTCAACAGTCGGCATGAAGCCTGTGCAGGCAGGCTATCTCAAGCTGCAGGCTAAAGGCGGTGTGCGCCTTCCCAAGCGGCGGGCGCTGGTGATCGGGGCGGGACTTCGCCGCAATAAATACGGCAACCTGCCGAGGGGTGCCGTCAAGCGGGCAGAGGTAAAAGGAAAGACCTTTGTGGCGAGAAATCGCGGTCCCGGTTCGCATCTTGCTTCGGGTATCTACCAGCGCGTCAAGGCGCGCGGGCAGTCTCCCTCGATTAAAATGCTAGTCTCATTCAAGCCGCGCGCCCATTATAAAAAGCGGTTCGAATTCCAGCCAGTGGCGATGAGGTCTGCTCGTGCGGTTTACGAAGGCCACTTGGTCACGCGACTGAAGCAGGCGCAGGCTTCGGCCCGCAAATAACGGCGCGGGTCCTTCCCAGGCACCTATCGCACACGGGAAATTCGCAC